AGCTTCAGATAGTTACCGGCGCGGAATGTACGGTCGTAGACGTTGTTATCGTTACGTCTTGGGCTTAGCCGGGTTTTAACTTCAGGGCTACAGCGAAAAGTACGGTCCAGGCGTTTTTTGGAATGCTCGCGCGCTTTTTCCTCAGATACCTGAATCACAAGCATATCTGCCGGATCGCAGACAATGTTATAAACAATCCAGCCGTCAATCAGCCCGATGGTTTTACCCGTTCGCGCCGGGCCCACAAACACCACCGCATCGTATTCACGCGATGCCAGGCAGTTCATCGGCTCAATCACATAGGGTGCCAAATCCGGATCCCATGGAACTGAGTTTCCCGCCCCCATTGGCACGCGCATATAAGTACTGACCGCATCGGCCACCGGCATACGACGCGGGGCTCGTAAAATACCGGAAACATCGCGGCGGATGTCCCTGGCGGATGCCCGCTTTGCCATCAGTCCTCCTCAGGCTCTTCCTCCTCTTTTTCAGCGTCCTGCACCCTCTCCGCCATCTGGTCGCGTAGATCATCGATAACGCTTTGCTCACGAACTACCGCAGCAGGCGTTAAAGCACAGTCGCGCTCGAGCACATCCGGGAGGGTTTCAAGTACCATGACGACGGCTTTCGCCATCAATGAGAATTCTCGCGCCACTTCATCTGCGGGTATTAACTGCCCCGTATCCTGTTCGAACTTCAGCCTCTCGTTCTCTGCTTTCCAGTGGGACAGCCTGTCTGATGGGGGCATATCATCGATATTCGCCGAAACGGTAGGGATCATCAGTTCGGTCAGAATGTCGGTCACCAGATAGAGCTTTAACTTGCTGTTGCTGCCCGGAGCAGGTTCGACATTTTTCAGTCTCGCGGCAACCGTCTGACGGTGTACGCCGGTCATCCCTGCCAGCTGGTTGATATTGAGTTTTAAAGTGGCAATTTCCTGGTCCATGATGGTGAGCACTTTTTGAACGATTCGACATCTTGCGAAAATGGCCTCTAATTAAATCAAAGACCTGCGCACATGATGATGATGACCTTGGATCCGAAAAACTAGCCGCTTCCCGCGAGCGAGCCGCCCCGTGGTTGGGGTACTCTCCGGGAGGACCCAATGAAACTGAACTCAACAATGACGTGTTTTATGAATCCCTTATCGTCAATCAAAGCAAGAGCAAACAAATTAAATCTTTAATATTTAACTTTAATCACAATTTTATTGCATAGAAATTCAACTTTCGGTATACAAATTTTGAATACCTCATCATACAGTTGAGCGTTAATCCTAAATGGAATATAAAATAAATATTTTTCACACAATGAGGTTTAAAATGAACACTTGCCATCTTGCATACTTCCGTAAAATTCATAGTTTACAGCAAATCATGAACAACTTTACCAGTTATGTTAAGAATGAAATTGTCACTTATTGCCAACAAACCCATTTCGCGGGAGAGTTATCCGCTAAATTAGATGATAGTAATGATCTAATTATTGAAATGCCATCAATCTGGAAGGAATTCATTAGTAGCCAAAAATTTATAGTTTCACATCAAGCAGGGGTATATGTACGCTTAAATTTCCATGAAAATAACTCACATATACTTGGACTTGATTTTTTTTCCGATGGAAAAGTTAACATCTTGGAATCAGCCATAAATTTTGACGGAAGCCAAGTTAAACACGGACAAACGTTAACATTACAATTTGATTATAATGATGTAAATTTAATTCCAGCTATTATCGAAAACCTCTTTCTCTCAGCAACATTAAGATGATATTTAAGCCTTACCTTAACGGTAAGGCTTAAAGCAATTAAAATAATTAACTCCCTAACTGACCGCCTTAAACTTATTCATTTTTCAATGAAAGACTGGCCATCATTTTTTAACCTAAATGATGGACTTAAATCTTGCCTCATAACTTCAATTTTTTTTATTGATGTAATGTTATTGTTGCCCTTTTCGATAACAGACAACAACGGCTTGATCCAGAGTACGGCCTGACAATAAGTCATTGAGCTGGAGGCAGTGGCACGAGCATCGGCTGCATCAGCTCTGTCGGTATCGGTAAACATTGCGCTGGCACGTAAACGGTGCGCGTATTTGAGCAGCCCACCAGCAATGTCAGCAGGAACAGGCAGATCACAGGTTTTTTCATGGCGGAGAATCTCCCGGTATTTGATTACGGTTTCTTCGGTGCTGGTGTCTATCAGGGAATTCAGCCTGTTAGTATGCTCTGCAACCTGATTGAACCGTTTGAAGTTGAATGCCTGAGTGGCAATCACCTGCTCCTGCAAAGTGTTGGCACTTCTCAGAACGTTGTTATCCCTCTGCAGGCTGCTGAGGTCTGAACAACTTTTAATTAGTGCTACTGACAAGCCAGCAATGACGACAATCGCAACCGGGAAAAAAATAAATTTCACTGATCTATCCCCCAGCATGCCAGAGCACTTTCCTGATCGCGCCGTTCCACCTGACCATAGCAGCCATTCTTCTGGCCTTTGGTCAGGCGGCAATCACGGCCACCATCTTTAATCCACCAGCGGATAGCTTCACAGGCCCCTTTCCGGTCACCAGCATTGATACGCTTGTAGAACGTCGAGGGGAAACATTTACCGGGACCGATATTGTACGGACAGAACGAAGCAATACCCGCTTTCTGCGGCTCGGTCAGCGGCACCTTAATATTGCGATCAACCCACGCAAGCGCCTTATCCCGTTCAATGGCGTTTACCTGGTCGCATTTCACCTGCGTCAGCTTCATGCCCTGCACCACCGGTTTACCATCAACCATCGTGGCGCCACGGCAAATAGTCCAGATACCACCGCCATCTTTGTACGCCGTGAGGCTGTTACCCTCTTTCTCATTCAGAAACTGATCGAGAATGACGGATGCCGGCGCACCAGCGAGTGCCAATCCCAGAACAGTAGCACTCAATTTTGCTCTGGTTCCCATCACTCACATTCCTTTTGTAATGCCTCTACGACCACGCTTGCAGCTGCAGGACGTTCGTGAAGCGGTTTATCACCAACGCCTTTCAGGTAGTCATTGACCATTTTTGTTCGCTTCTCATCCTCTTTACGCCTGCGGTGTGCATCTACACGCCCGTTAATGTAGGAGGCAAGCGAGATAAGCAAACCAGCAGCGCCAAAGAACATGAACACAAGATCCTGAGTGGTAAATCCAATGGCAGAAGCCAGAGCTGCTACCCACGCAAAGAACTGCGTGAAGATGTTCCCTGAATCATTCATTTTCATGGTCTCTCACCTCGCTGTGTGCGGGTGCTGTGTGAAGAAAATAAAAAAGGCCGCCAGTTGGCAGCCTCAAAAACGACAAACCCCGCCTATTCAGGCGGGGTTTCGATGATTAAGCGGTGTGACGAAGTAACCACTCTTAACAGGTTACGATAGTTTTTGCGTACGCGTTAGCTTTATTGTAATGTTTTGAAATAGGTATGGCTCTATGCTATAGCATTGTTACACAGCAAATTATATATAAATTAATAATTTCAAGGTGAGATTTTTATGAGCGGATTCGCTTGTCAGGAATGCGGAAATGTCATAGACGACATCGAACAAGATTGTGAAGTGTGTGGTGCAAGTCCCAATGTCGCAAGAATCGGCAATCAAAACTTCATGGTTGTGAATGCAATCACAGCACATCTTGAAAAAGAGAAAATTTTTGAGTTTACAATGGGACAGTTATGGAATCTTACCACTCCTGTCGCTACGGAATTCATTACTAGAATTGAAAAGAAATTTCGGCGCAAGAATAAATTCCATAATTACTTAGTCAAAGACACTCTTCCTAACTCAATTCCTACTCTATTATCAAAATTTAACGCAGGCACCATTATTTTCGAAACACTTTGTCAGTCTGTAATGAATAAATTGAAATTAAACTCCAATAACGAGAATGTTGTTTCAAAGTTGGTTGGTGGGACATTAGTATTTGTACATTATAAATCAATAAATGACGTCGATGATTTAGGCAAACTTTTAATAGTAATGGTAGATAAACGCGGCGCGTTCGATTTTGAAGAGGGTAGTTTACAGCCTAAACGTCTTAATCCTGTAAACACTGATGCTTTACGCCAAGCAGCGATGTTTGATCTGACTTTGTTCGATGAATGTTATCCGGATAATAATGGTCATTCCTACGTAGACTTTATTCAGGGGAAATCTCAGAGCGATGTTTTCAAAGATTCTCTAGGCTGTACTCGAGATGTTGATAACAAAAGAAGCATTAATGAAATTTTCAGAGCAATAGAAGTATTTGTCTCGTTGAACTCCTTGGGTAGAGCAGTCAGAGAAAATGCAGACATAGCCGTGAGAAATTTTCTTGACATTAAATCCAGAGATAACGTTGATAAATCAGTTAGTATTGACGAAATACAAGAAGTTATCGATAAGTGTTTACCGAAAAAATCTAAATACAGATCCACATTTAAAGATTTCGTCAATGAAAACGAATTTAAAATCGATGCACAATTTGAACCAACAATATACTCTGCGAAACAGGCGCTTACAATAAAACTCACAGATGAAGACCAAAACTTCGAAATCAAAATACTTCGAGGCGCGATTGGAGATGAGAACTCCAACAAACCAGTTATAATAGGCAAAAGAAATAATGAGGTAATCATTCGCCTCTCGCCCGAAGAGTTTAACAAACTGAAAAAGTATGCAGATGAATAATAGAGATAGTTTTGACAGAATTGCTACTTTGATTTCATCTTCCGAAATACTATGGGAAGATGGCTTTATCGTCATAAAACTTCCAAATCCTTGCAATGAGGATGAAAAAACTAGCCTGCAAGTTTCTTTTTCAAAAATCGGCTATCTTAAATCGGATGGAATTTTTGAAGGCGATTCAGCACTCTGGTTGGACAAACGGGCAAATTGTTGGAACGAAGGGCGCTGCCCTTTTTACACCAATTATGAGACTTTTTGGCAACGTGTTCATAGTTCGGAAAAACTACCTGACTATTTTTATATTATTAGTAATAAAGCATCCCACTTAGATATAAAAGAAAATAGTACTCTTAACATCTTCAATTTGTATTTCGCTTGGAAAAAAATACTCCTTAGTTTATCCGATCATTTCGCTAATGAATTTTATGTTTTTTTCTTAATGAACGACAAAGGCGGAGACAAAATTGAAATTGACTCAACACTCGATTTCAATGAACTGCCTGAAATTGATAGTCCGATTGATGATCTCAACATAGCTTCAAATCTAATTAAGAAACTCGAATTTGAAGACCTACATAAATTAGAGCGCCGCTCAGTCATGCGGGCAACTCTCTACGAATTAACTAAGTCTGCGGACAAAGATAGTAATTTACTAAAATTCATCATTAAACAGACAATTATATTTAACAAAAAATATAATGAGCTTTACGAAATTTACACCAAACGCTATTCAGTTAATAAACTTCTTAACGAACTAGATGAAAAGAGCTTGGAATTCACATCAAAGATAAATGAATTTATATCCTCTAGTCAAACAAAAGCGCTTACGATTCCTGGTGCGTTAATTGCTGTAGGTGCATTAGCTAAGGTAGACGCACCTCTTGAGGCAATTATTATTATTGCCGGATTATGGATGATAAAACAAGTGAACATTTCCTCAAACGAGGTTTACAGAGAAGCATTCTCAGCCTTAAATAACAGGCTAGATAATGCTTTCAAGAAGTACCTTACCTTTCACAACGAACTTGAAGTAAAGCAAAGTGCAAGTGATATTCAAAAGGAACTCTCTGAATTAATTAATAAATCCAGTGTTAGGTTAAATACTATCGATAGATTAGCATCTGCAATGTTTTGGGGTGGGTTGTTCTACCTGATTGTAAAACTCTCCAGCAGTTATGCTTATCCCAAAATAATACATTTAATCGAGAGAACAATTACTTCAACATGTAACTTTTTCGCCCCATAGTTTCATGGGGCATTAATAACTATTCAGTTAAAATTGATAGCAAGCCATCAACAAAACCTAGAGTGTTCTGGATTTTTTTCCTGATTGTCCCGTCTGAGCATTTCTGTTTTTTAGCTATTTTCCTTAAAGAAAGGCTTAGCACGAAATGAGCAATAATTATTTCATATTCTTCTGGTTTATATTTTTTAAGCCTAGCAACACAACCATCTATCATTATGCCTTCATCATCATCACATTGCAGGCGCGATTTCTTACCGTGCGGCAGTAGGCCTTTAAAACCAGCAGCTATTGGTTGCCAGTCGACTCCACTGCTATCAGCTGCAGCCCAGGCACCCCAGCGGTCCATTACCTCGTACATATCACGCATTTTTGTCTCCAATGTTTTCGATAATTATCATTCCGGTTTCGCCCCATATTTTTGATGTCCGGGTGTCCCAAATGTGGGAATCATCCTCAAACAAAGCGTCCAAAAGAGATTTTGTTAAGTTGTCCAGATCGGGCTTTTGCTGGTGGGGCTGGCCGTCCATAGACGCGCGCTTTTTATTGCTCCAACTCTGCGGCATCGGCAAAACGAAGGTGATATGGGCGCCGTTCTCCGGTAGATGGATTCCATGAAGGCGAGCTTCATCGCAAAACAGGCGATAGCGCATCACCGGCGGCCGCTGTTTCCATTTATCTCGGCGAGACATGCGGGGTTTTCCGACAGGAGTGATGATGTATTTAGGCATAGAAAACTCCCAGCTCTAACTGGACCTGCTCCAGCAGCTGCAACTCGGTACCGAAGTTATTCTCCTATTGCTTACGGCCAGCATGAATGGCCACACCATAACCGCCGTTGCGATGGTGCATATGGCACAGAGGAATTGATTTCCGATGGTCAGCGCGCTGGCTTGCGCCCTGCCCGGTTCGGATATGGTGAATTTCAGCAGGCGTTTCGCCCAGCTTCAAATTTCTGCACACAATGCAGCCCAGTGCGGCCACACGTGAAAGATGGAGGCTATCTGCTTTTTTCATGCTGGACCACCAGCATAAGCAGAAACACCGCGCGTAATCGTGCGGTGAAGGTGATTTTGGGTAAAGATCTGCGCCATTTTGATTCCTCAGGTTGGCGCAGTAATCAGCGGGTGTTCAGCCCGTTTGATTATTATAAATCAACCCTTACGGCTTGAGAACCTTGAGTACTTCCTGGAGGGAGTTTATGTTGATTATCCTCTCATCCGCAGTAAGAGCCCGGGCCGATAGTGTGTTGCCTTCCCGGCGTATCAGTGTGTGCAAAGTAGTACTGGTTACCAAATAGTCGGTTATTTCGCCATCAGACAGACATAAAACAAGCAAACCATCTTCAGTTAATCTGGCGACAAATTCATTTAGTTTCATGGGCATATCCCTAAGTTGGTCTTCCCCTTACGGGAGCGGTCCTTTATTCCCTGCACACTGATTTCATCAAAGGCTCCGCTAACCAGACGTTTTATAGGTTAGACAGAGCAATTTGCAGAAATTGTTCTGTCTAACCGATCGGCTATCAAGGCGCAGGAATCAGTTACAATCTCTCAGATAACCGGCCAGCAATCAGTGTATGGTATGCAGCCAGGGAAATGCGCCATGTGTCCCTTAGCAGAACGTTATCTTCACCTCCTGAACCATCAACAAATGTAATCTTCACTTCAAATACAAAATGGTTGAACGCGTAATTATTAAGCGTTATTACGCTATAGATTCCGTCAAAAAAATACTACTTTCCTGTTAGAGTGGTTATTTTTTTAGCAGTTATCCTTTGTCATGTGTATACGTAGTAAAGCTCATCCATTCAGCCAGGAATTTTCACATGTAATTTCGGAGGTATGTTATGTCTATTTTTGAAACCAGTGACTCTGCATGGTCCGCACTGACAAAGCAATTTGAACAAATGTCAGGCTCCCCTGGTACGCCACTTATTGTTCAGTCTCCCACTATCTTCAGGCCACTTACAATAACTGGTATCAATCCCGCACTCGCCTTAACCCGAAAATTGCTTTTGGGTGATAACCAACCTGCGTATCATAATTTAAACCAGACCGCATATACGCAGAGTAACAAATCAGTCCAGAAGGGATATATTCAATACCTTCAAACACTGCTTGTCGAAATGACAAAACGAATGAGTGCCCCTGTTGATTATGATGAGATTGAAAGGCTTCAAAAAATATATACAAAAGCACAAAGCGCCTTAAATATTTTCGTCAGAGATGCGAATGCTGACTGGGCATTGAAAAAAAGAAACAACCCCGGGCTTTCGAGGCAAACATGGGATGCCAATTATTGTCCTGAAGGTTTCACACCAAAAAAAACATTGCTTCAAAAAGACACGATGGCTAAGTATGGAGCACTACAATCAAAACAATCCGCTTACCCGGCTTTGACCAGAGTTACAACCGCGCTATTCAATTGTGAAATGAATGCCAGAGAAATTATAAACCTCCCTTTGTCTGAAGATGACTTAGCCTTACCTGATACATGGACACCTTTTTTAAGAACCAATCTTGAACCCGGAATGAAATGGGAAGATTTCTTCAATAAGGATGCCCCACAAACTATTGAAATCACATCAAGTTCATTCCATTCTGAGCATTATGACTCCTCCTGGTCCGCTGGTGGTTCTTTCTCATATGGTTTTTTCAGTTGTGGCGGAAGTGCAAGCGGTGGGCATGTAGAAGATCATTTAAGAAAGGGAACGCAAAAATTAAGATTCATTTTCAAACGCATGATTCCGGTTCAAATACAGCGTGGGGCATGGTATGACGAAGGCCTGTTATCGTATACGGATTATGTCGATAAGGAAGAGTTCTGGGGTCCCAGGGGTACGTTGAATCTTATACCAGTCAGCGCTGTTATCGGTAGAGGCTTGACTATTGAAATTGAAACGACAAGCGAAGCGTATGATTCATTTCAAGACTGGCGTAAAGCTTCTGGTAACGCAGGATTTAGTTTTGGGCCCTGGTCAGTAGGTGCCGGGGCAAACAGTTCAACCAATTCATCTTCCGTTTCCGATGAATCAACAGGAACAACGCTGCGTTTTACCGACAACTCAGATCAGATTTATATTCTGAGTGTAATCTCAATGAAAATGGATGAATATCTTAAACCTCAGTTTTTTGAAGAAATAGCGATGCAGGAACTTAATAAACTTGAATTGCAGTCCGACGTGGCATCCGAAACCATGAAGTCACTCCAGGAGTTTCTGGAAAAATGATGAACGCCTATTCCAGCATCACTCTCATGATAACCACATTTCTCGTGGGATGTAGCAGCGTTGCTACTTATCCGGTATGTGTCATGCAGGATGAAGTATCCGTTCAGCAATGGAATACGATCAGGGAAAATCTTGAAACAAGCATCAGGGTTATCGACCCAAATGCTAAAGTCAATATTGTCCCGAGTGTCGCTATTATCGAAGCAACCTCCGTAACCCATTCACGTCTCCGGGATGTATGGCCAAGCCAGGCATGTATTAGCACTGTTCGCACTGATGGAGATGATATCCTCTGGAGGGAATGTCAGCGTGTCGTAGCCGAATATGTTCATAAACCCTGGACATCCTGGCCTGGAGAAATCAAGAAAGGTCAGGTTTACTGTAAAACGCCATAAAATATTTTTATTAATTCATGCATATGTCATGTTCAGGTTTACGCTCATGGTGTATGAGACCATTATATCAGGCAAGAAAGGCAGGCTTACCTGCCTTCTTGCCACTAAAATTTTAATCATAATTTGATTATCTCAAATAAAATATTCTCCTGATTCATTTTATTCAGGTCTGACCCTGAAACCCGCGCTGGCTGCGACCTCATTATCGTTTTTGTAGTATTCATCGTCAAAGGAACTGCGCATTACTCCGCTATGAGCGACAGGTGCTAGTTTCAGTACCAGGTCATCCCATTTTTCACGCAACTTCGCTGGGCTTAGCACGTTTCGGCACCAGAACGGGTCGCTCTGGACTCGCCTGAACATGTCGCAAATCTGGCGGTGTGTGCGCCCGTCGATAGTGCGCATCAGCCGGATCTCGTTTGCCCATGCGTTCCAGTTTGGTTCTCTGGGGCGAGCAACTTCACCATCGGTTTCGGCTGCTTGTTCATACAGAGTTCGGATCCTGGAAAATATCCAGCTTGCGCATTGATGATCTTCTGGTGTGCCCCATTTTTTCGCGGCCGGTATTTTTTTGGCTGAATCTTCGCCGTCTGGAGATTCGCCAGAATTTCCGGACGAAGAGATCTGTTTTAATGATGGATCTGTAGTTACTGACGGATCGTGTCCAGATTCTGAACCCTGAGAACCCTGTTTATTCGCGTTTTCTGAACGTTCGGGATTTGAACGTTCAGAATCTGAACTCTGAAAATATGCTGCCGCCGTGCGTAATTTTTCAGCATTCAGCGTGTATAAATTAGTGCCGCTGCGCTGGCCGTTTCGACGTTCGGTACGGGTTAACCATCCGTCTGCCTCAAGCTGGGTTATCGCAGTTATCACAGTACTTCGCCCGGCCCCAAGCTGGCGGGAAATGGTGGCAACAGACGGCCAGCACACACCCTCATCCGAGCTAAAATCGGCCAGGCGAGCCATAACCAGCAGTTTTATGCCCTTGACACCTTGTGCGGCACAACCGTACCACACCCAAGAAGATAAGTTCACGCTCACGACTTCACCTCAGTGAACTTAATTTCAAACTCTCGGCGCCCTGTTTCACTGACGCCGGTGTGCCCCTCCCGGCGATATGACACGCGGAGCTTGGATGCACGTAAAACAGTCACCATGCGCCCGCGTTCGTCGCGGTATCGCTTCCCTGGAATGATTTCACCGCGGCGATCCACTGGCTACTGAGCGGGTCGGTTATTCATCGCGTTTTTCATGCGCTCTGCCAGTGCGCTCGCTAATTCCTGAGAAGTACGCATAGTTGCCTCCAGAACGTTATGCAGCCCGATGGCTGTTCATGATTTGAACCTTTACGCCCACCAGCTGCGCCAGCGCGTCTATCGCTTCCAGGGTTTCTCGCCTGATTACCGGTTGCGGTTTGCCGGTGAAGACCGCGTTGGTGGCTTCGATACACTCTTTGTTAACCCTGGCAGCCCGGTAGAGCATGCAGTCTTTCTGCTCCAGTTCGTTATCAATCTCGGTGCGGATGGCATAGCTAAGCGCTTCAGCCTGTTTCAAGTAGTTAGGCGTATCGTTGCGGAAAGCACGTTGAATAATCTGCTTGTTGTTGTGCAGTCGGCGCGCGTACTCGTCTGGGTCCGTCACGTTATCCAGTCGCTGAAGCAGATCACCGAAGTGATGCGGGGTTATCACCGCCACAGAATTTTGCTTGTCTCCTGATTTCACCGACGAGGAGATCCACAACGTGGCCACCACCATGCTGGATAGCTGGTCCGATGAAATTAGCGTTCGTCGGAAAATCGCTCTTGATGCGATCGTGGAATACCGACGACCGGAACCACCAAAATCTTTCGTGCTCGATCCGCTGGCAGTTACTGCAAAGCCGAAAGCAGAGCCCGAACCAGCACCTGAAACAAACGCTCCGCTTTCTTCTGTGATCTACCTGCAACAGCTGACCATTGCAGCGCTGCAGGGCTTATGTTCCAACCCGGCATATTGCAATCAGTATGAGGAATTACCGGCTATGGCCGCCGGGCTTGCCCCGGCGTGATCAACCATCAAGAAGGCTCCTGTGCGTCTGATTAACCGTAGCAAGGGAGACAGCATCGGCGGGCCAGCATGTGCCGCCGCGCTCAAATGCCATTTTGATAAATATGGCGAGCATGGTCGCAGCGACAAACAGACTTTTTACACCATCAAGTTCAAAGGGAGAAAAATTACGGTTGAGGTTGTTAACCGCCCCCGTAGTTACGTGGCAACGGCAATGATCGGTGCCAGGCATCTTATTTGTCTCCCTGGCCTTGGTCGGTGATTTTTGACAATCAATATACTATCTGCCGCTACGGTATTGTGCTCGTGGCGGCGTCATGGAGTTAAGCATGGCGCAAATCATTTTCGATGAAGAGTGGATGGTGGCGGGAAGGCTAACTGAGAAAACGGGGCTGGATGACAGGCAAATAAAAGCTTATCGCCTCGGAAGCTGGATTGAAGGGGTTCATTTTAAGCGAGTACCCGCGGTACCCGGTGGAGAAAGCAAACGCGCTTTGGTCTGGTACAACTTTCCGCTGATCAATAGATTTATTCAGGAAGCATGATGAACTTTCCAACCGGCGTTGAACTTCATAACGGAAAAATCAGAATCACGTTTACCTATCGCGGCATTCGATGCCGCGAAGTTCTCCGTGGCTGGGTGGTTAACAGCAGTAACATCAAGAAGGCGGGAAACCTTCGCGCAGTCATCGTGAGTGAGATCCAGTTCGGCAAGTTCGACTACGCTGCGCGCTTCCCTGAATCGAAGGCTCTGAAAAAGTTTTCATCAACAAAGCGGATCACGACATTTAATGAGCTGAGCGATTTTTTCATTGATACAAAGGCTCTGGAGGTGTCGGGGGCTACCCTTCATTCACTCACATCCGCAGTTAACACACTGAAACATGTTGTGGGAGAAAATACTCCACTGGCTGATATTCAGCACGCCGATATCCTGAATTACCGCAAAGAACTGCTGACCGGCAGCGTATTAAACCCTTCAATGCCTAACCTGGTTAAAAAGGGACGCGCGCCCTCAACAGTCAATAAACAGATGGCGGTTTTATCAGAAATGCTGAAGCTTGCTAATCGAAGTCAGT